ATGTTATGTGGGTGAATGGAAATATCCCAAATGGTATTGTTAATTGGAATGCAACAGTGACATTATCAAACTCAAACGTACCTGTAATTGGTGTACAGTATGGGTGGTATTATCTTGCGGGAAATGTTTTGGAGTTAACATCAATACCAAGTCAGATAGTTGGAACTGCAGGAACTATTAGTACCTCAGCGCCAGCGGTTTCAAATTCAAATACCTTTACATTTGGTATAACCAATAACAGTGGCTCATCTCAAATAGTTTATTACGGATATGTTAAAGTAAGTTAATTGGTAACAACACAAAACTTTAATACGGACTTTAACTAAAATTTTATAAAAAATCTAACTAGTTTACTCTTTCTGAGTATTTATTATTAAAAAAAAATGGCGTGTAGAAAATATGTTTTGACTAATAACACTTCAGGTATCTTGGTGTTTTCATATCAGGAGTGTTCAAATAATATGTGGGAGTACGATATTGTACTTGAACCAAATCAAGTAAGAAACATTTGGTTGGTTAATGGAACTTTCCAAGCTGCTTTATATGATAATTTCACGATTGTCGATTATGGGGTATTTCCGCCCGTAACACCAACATCTTCAAACACCCCAACACCATCCTTTACACCATCACCAACTGTTACACCTACAAATACTACAACCACAACTAATACAAATACTCCAACCCCTACAAAAACACAAACACCAACTACAACCACAACTTTAACATCAACACCAACACCAACCCCTACAAACACTAGCACGGTAACACCGACAAATACAAGTACAGTAACGCCAACCAATACAAGCTCTGTAACACCGACTAACACGCGTACAAATACACCAACACCAACAAACACTTCAACACAAACTCAAACACCAAGTCCAACAAATTTAGTTAGATATGCGTTTGCAGGATTCTCAGGAGCAACTGAATTGCAAGCTTGTTCTGAACTATTTGGTTCATCAACAATTTATGGTAATGATATTAACTTTGATGAAAACTTATATTTCTACAATAACGCTGTAGGACCTGTAACAATCAATATGACAGGTTTCTATGAGTATAATAATGTTGTTGTAGAATTAGATTCGAATGGATTAGTTGTTGATTATATTTTGTGTCCAACATTGACACCTACACCAACTAATACACCTACACCAACTAACACACCAACAAATACTGCAACGAATACTCAGACACCAACTAATACTTCTACAAACACCCCAACTCCAACTAATACTACAACAAATACTCAAACACCAACTAATACCTCTACAAACACACCTACTCCAACAAATACAGTAACTAACACTCCAACACAAACAAATACTCAAACTCAAACACCAACTACAACTCAAACTCCAACACCAACAAGAAACCATTGGGAATATACTTTAGGTTCAGGAGCAACATCAAATGACGCTTGTGTTGATTACGCAACTGCCCCAAGTAGCGTTTATGCACCATTGAATACACCAGTAGGTCCAAATATCGGAGACTTCCTTTATCAAGACATTGCGACTTCAATTCCTGTGGTTAATGGTTTCTATTCCAATGGAGTTTTTGCTTATGAAGTCACAGGAGGTAGTGGTGAAATTTCTTCGTCTGTACCTTGTTAAAAAAAATTTAAATATAGTTAACTAGAAACCCTCCACTTTATAGGAGGGTTTTTTATTTTTACAAAAAAAGAGTAATGAAAATATTTGTACAGATAGCTTCCTACAGAGACCCTGAATTAGTTCCAACCATCAAAAATATGTTGGAAAATGCTAAAAGGCCAAAAAATTTAAGATTTGGTATTGCGAGACAATTTCAAAAAGATGATGGTTTTGACAACTTAGATGAGTTTTCAAAAGATAAAAGATTTAGAGTTTTAGATATTCCTTACGAAGAATCTAAAGGTGTTTGTTGGGCAAGAAATTTAACACAACAACTTTACGAAAATGAAGAGTATACTTTACAAATAGACTCTCATATGCGTTTCGCACCTAATTGGGATGACGAAATGATTAAGATGATTAAACAACTTCAGAAAAAAGGACACTCTAAACCTTTGTTAACGGGATATGTTTCATCATTTGACCCTGAGAATGACCCTACAGGTAGGGTTCAGGAACCTTGGAGAATGGTTTTTGATAGATTCATCCCTGAGGGAGCTGTTTTCTTTTTACCCGAAACAATTCCAGGTTGGCAAGAATTGAAAGAACCTGTAACCGCAAGATTCTATTCAGCACATTACTGTTTTACCGTTGGAGAATTTTCTAAAGAAGTTCAACACAACCCTGAGTATTATTTTCACGGTGAAGAAATTTCAATTGCTGCTCGAGCATACACTTGGGGTTACGATTTATTTCATCCCCACAAACCATTGATTTGGCACGAGTATACACGTAAGGGAAGAACAAAACAATGGGATGATGACAAACAATGGGTAGATAAAAACAATCATTCACACCTTACAAATAGAAAGTTGTTTGGAATGGATGGAGAAACACAAGAGGGACACGATGGTCCTTATGGTTTCGGAACTATTAGAACTTTAAGAGATTACGAAAAATACTCAGGATTGTTGTTCGAAAAAAGAGCCGTACAACAATACACTTTGGACAAAAATTATGCACCAAATCCTTACAACTATGTTTCCGAAGATGATTGGAAATTAGATTTTGCTCAAGTATTTAAACATTGTATTGATGTTGGATATAGTTCTGTTCCTGAAAAAGATTATGATTATTGGGTAGTTGCATTCCACGGACCTGATGATGAAACTATTTTTAGAAAAGATGCCGATAAAAATGAAATTGCATCTATGATGAGAGACCCCGATGGATATTGTAAAATTTGGAGAGAATTCCAAACATCAGTTAAACCTAAATATTGGGTTGTTTGGCCCTACTCAGCATCAAAAGGTTGGTGCGATAGATTAACAGGAAATCTATAATGGTTTTTAAAGATATACCAAAGTTTGTTATCAATCTCGAAAGGAGACCTGATAGATTAGAGTCAACAAAAAAGGAGCTAGACTATCTTGGTTGGGATTTTGAGTTGTTCAAAGCAATTGACAAAAATAGTCACGTTGGTTGTACGTATTCACATACGTCAATTTTAAAAATTGCAAAAGAACGGGGTTATAAAGAAGTTTTGATTGTTGAAGATGATTGTACAGTTATGCCTTATGCAAAATCTCTTCTTAACAAAATTGAAAACGAATGTAAAAATTTAGAATATGCAATATTCAATTTGGCGCCAACTTTAAACCGTCCTGTCAATAGAAGTGAAAATAGTCCACTACTAATTGATATTTCTAATTTTCCACCAGCAGGTCCTGAACATAGAGGAATTTTTGCAACTAATATGATTTTATATCACGAATCATCATACGATGATGTGATTAAAATTGAGGAAAATGAGAATTGGAGATTTTACGCTATTGATGACTATCTATATCAAAAAGTGTATCAGAAAAAACAAAGTTATTGTCCTATACTACCTATCGCCCCCCAATTAGGGAATGATTGGTCAGATGTGTCACAACAAATGTGTAATAACTTTTACGGACAAACTTACAATTGGAATTTGTACTCGAGAACAAAAATACCAACAGAGTTTCTCAATATTAATGAAAATAAAAAATTTAAAGAACAAGGAATTCATAAGGAATTTATATATGAAAATTAAATTTATTACCTGTATATATGGTAACCTATGGGGTACAGAAATGGGTGGAAGACCATCTAGATTTGGTCATTATATGCACTCATTACTATCACTTTTAAAAATGACTGATGCTGATTTCATTTGTTATACATCTGAAACAGAAATTGTAAGACTAAAAGAATATTTTTATGAAGAAAATAATATCTCTGAATCAAAGTTAAAATTTGTTTTATTCGATTTGAAACAAACAAAATACCAACCGTTACTACAACAATACAAAGACTACGAACAGGCTAAAAAAAGTGATAGATGTTTTGAAATACAATATCAAAAATTTTCTTGGTTTTGGGATGAAGATAAATCCTACGACTATTATTTTTGGATTGATGCAGGTCTTTCTCACAGTGGGTTAATACCAAACAAGTATCTTTCACAACCTAACGGTCCGAGACAGTTTTATGAGAGTCCTTTATTTAATAACACATTTTTAAAAAATCTGTGTGAGTTTTCAGAAAACAAATTTGTTGTTTTTGCTAAAGAAAATGATAGAAATTTTTGGTCACAGACAGTTGACCCAAAGTGGTACACAAATTATGATAGAATGTTACACGTAATAGGTGGAATGTTTGGTGGTAAACGTCAGTTGTGGGAAACAATAGTACCACTTTTTGAAGACTATTCTCAAAGGATTATCGAAACTGATAAGAGACCTTTTCCTGAAGAGTTATTTATGACCTTGATGTTTTACAATCATCCCGAACTTTTTAAACACAAATATTTTGAAACTTGGTGGTGCAGAGATAACGCTCCAAAGGAAACTCCCGACAGTTATTTTGAACAAAACAAAAGTTTCTATAAAATTTTAGAAGAATTAAACAATATAAATGAGTAAAATAACATTAGTTACTGGTCTTTGGAATATTAGACGGGACGCATTAACAGAAGGTTGGTCACGTTCGTACGACCATTATTTACAAAAATTTTCCGAACTCTTAAAATCGGAAAGTAATTTCATAATTTTTGGTGATGAAGAATTAAAAGATTTTGTTTTTTCTCAACCAAACAGAAATGATGAAAACACTCAATTTATAACAAGACATCAAGATTGGTTTAAAAATGAATTTTATGATAAAATTCAAAACATCAGAACTAATCCCGAATGGTACAGTCAATCTGGTTGGTTACCCGAATCAACGCAAGCAAAATTGGATATGTACAACCCCCTTGTTATGTCAAAAATGTTTTTACTTCACGATGCTAGAATTTTTGACAAATTTGATTCAACACATATGTTTTGGATTGATGCTGGTATAACCAACACTGTACATTGGGGTTATTTTACTCACGATAAAATACAAAATAAATTTGATAAACTATTTCCAAAGTTCGGTTTTGTGGCTTTTCCTTACGATGCTGAAACTGAAATTCACGGGTTTACATATCCAAGAATTAATAGTTATGCTGGTCAAGATGTAAAATTTGTTTGTAGAGGTGGTTTGTTTGGGGGATTAAAAAGTATGATATCGGACGCTAACGGAATTTACTATAATTTAATAAGTGAAACCCTTAACAATAATTTGATGGGTACTGAGGAGTCTTTATTCAGTATTATGTTATATAGACACCCTGACTTATTTGATTATCACCAAATTGATGGAAATGGTTTAATTTCTACTTTTTGTGAAAATGCAAAAAATGACACTTGTGTAATAAAAAATATTGCGGGTGAAGTTTCATATAGAAATTTAGATGTTAATAACACAGCACTTTATGTTATAACATTTAACAGTCCAAATCAATTTGAAACTTTAATAAAATCAATGAGTCTATATGATTCAAACTTTTTAGAAAAACCAAAAAAATATTTGTTGGATAATTCATCTGATTTAACCACAACCCAAAAATATTCTGAACTTTGTTCCCTACACGGATTTGAACATATTAAAAAAGATAACCTTGGGATTTGCGGAGGAAGACAATGGATTGCTGAACACGCTAAAGAACACGCCTTTGATTTTTATTGGTTTTTTGAGGATGATATGTTTTTTTATGTAGGTGAAGATATTTCTTGCAGAAACGGATTTGTTAGGAAGATTAAAAACTTATACGATAAATCTATGAGAATTACTAAAAATTATTCTTTGGATTTTTTAAAATTGAATTACTCAGAATTTTTTGGTGACAATGGAGTTCAATGGTCTTGGTATAATGTACCACAAAGTGTTAGAGAAGAATTTTGGCCAGAAAAAAATTCTTTACCTGTACAAGGGCTTGACCCTAATGCTCCGAGAACCAAATTCAACGGGGTACATACTCTTGAAGGAACATCATTTGGAATTGGTGAAGTATACTATTGTAATTGGCCTCAAGTTGTTACAAAATACGGTAATGAAAAAATGTTCCTAACTACTAAATGGGACAGACCTTTTGAACAAACTTGGATGAGTTACATTTATCAGGAAGGTAAAAAGGGAAATATAAAATCCGCACTATTGTTTGCAACACCAACTGAACACAATAGGTTTGACCATTATGATGCTAATTTAAGAAAAGAGTCATAACATAGTATTTATCTATGTATGGAATTCTTTATTAGGAAAAATGCGACGTTACCTGTATTAAAAATGCAGGTTGTTAAGGATGGTCGTTCTGGTTATTTGGAACTGATGGAACTTTTGGAGGTTTCAACAATTTATTTTTCTATGATAAATGTACAAACAGGTATTCCAAAAATTGTTTCAGCTCCTTGCTCAATAGTAAGTTTAATTTTGACACCGGGTGCACCAACAGAATACTATATCTATTATAAATTTACTGCTAGAGACACAAATACTCCAGGAAGATACCAAGGGCAATTTTTAATTAAAAATGCTGACGGTAACTTGATTGTCCCGATACGTGAAGAATTATATGTAAATGTAGAAGACAGTTTTATTTCTGAAACTGCTTGTTGTTAATTTTATAACGGGGCAAACAGTTTACATTATTTATACTATTTGACATATTGAGTTTATCATTCTATCTTTGTAATTGAATGAGAAGACAAACTCCACACGGTGTGGAAGAAAATGTGTTACTCGGTAAAACTTATAGTATGATTGAACAACAAGAAATCAAAGAATTCTTGGAAGGTAATGACCCTGAAGAATTTATTGTTGCGGTAGAATTTGACTACGCTTCAGACTCCATCTTTAAAATTAAGGAAATTCCTGGTAAGGGAAAAGAAATCCGAAAGGATACATTCATAGCCTTTTGTTGGGTTGGTGACCTAAAAGGCCTAAATTTTTACAACAATTCCAAAGCGCATCAAAAGGAAGCTATGTCCCAACACGGTATTGTGATTGAGAAATTAGATACTCACGGTGATGAAAGAATGGAGAAAGGTTTGACCTTTATGGTCAAATGTTTGAAAGGTTATAGAAGTCTCATTCAATTTTTCAGAGATGGTGGTGCAGACCCTTGGGGTGAGAAATATAAAGATAAAATTATGATTTTACCCCCCGTTGAGCAATACTTTATTGCGAAACAAAAACGTCTTTTCAAGGGGTTTGAGGATTACGACGATGTAAGCCGTTTGGTATATGACTTAGAAACAACGTCATTAGAACCTAAGGACGGTCGAATCTTTATGATTGGAATTCGTACTAATAAAGGATACAATAAAATCATCGAATGTATTAATGAAGAGGATGAAAAAAAGGGTATTATCGAGTTTTTTAATGTGATTAATGAATTAAAACCTAGTATTATTGGTGGATATAATTCGGCAAACTTTGACTGGTATTGGATTCACGAAAGATGTAAAATTTTAGGTATCAATATCAAAAAGGTCTGTAAATCACTTCACCCTGAACATTCTATTACCCAAAAGAAAAATATGTTGAAACTTGCGAACGAAGTTGAGGACTTCATACAAACTTCAATTTGGGGTTATAACGTTATTGATATTATTCACGCTGTAAGACGTGCACAGGCAATCAACTCATCAATCAAATCTGCGGGTTTGAAATACATTGCAGAATATACAAACGTTAAAGAACCAGACCGAGTTTATATTGGACACGATTCAATAGGTAAAATGTATCAGGAAAAAAAAGAATATTGGTTAAACCTAAAAAATGGTGAATATAGAAAAAAAGGAGACTTTGTTGATTTAGATAAAAAATTTCCAGACACCTATATATTATCCAATGGTGCCGAGTTAGTAGAAAGATACCTACAAGATGACTTAGAAGAAACTCTCAAGGTTGACAAAGAATTCAATCAGGCATCATTTTTACTTGCATCTATGATTCCTACTACCTATGAGAGAGTGTCCACTATGGGGACCGCGACTTTGTGGAAAATGTTGATGTTGGCTTGGAGTTATAAACACAACCTTGCAATTCCTGTTAAACAAACAAAGACGGATTTTGTTGGTGGTTTGTCACGTCTTCTTAAGGTTGGGTATTCAAAGAATGTTTTGAAACTCGACTTTTCATCTCTGTATCCATCAATTCAGTTAGTTCACGATGTGTTTCCTCAATGTGATGTGACAGGTGCGATGAAAGGAATGTTGAAGTACTTCCGTGACACTCGTATTATGTACAAACAGTTGGCGGAACAAAATGAAAAAACAAACCCCCACTTAGCAGCAACATACAATAACAAACAGTTACCAATTAAAATCTTTATTAACTCGATGTTTGGTGCATTGTCGGCTCCTCAGGTATTTGCTTGGGGTGATATGTATATGGGTGAACAAATTACCTGTACAGGTCGACAATACCTACGTCAGATGATTAAGTTCTTTATGACTCGAGGTTATATTCCACTTGTGATGGATACTGACGGTGTTAACTTCTCTTCTCCTGACGATATTAATTCTCACAGATATGTCGGAAAGGGATTAAATTGGAAAGTTAAAGAGGGGAAAGTTTATGAAGGTGCCGAAGCCGATGTTGCTGAATACAATGATATCTTTATGAGGGGAGAAATGGCACTTGACACTGATGGTATATGGCCATCCTGTATCAATATTGCTCGTAAAAACTATGCGCTTCTTACAGATAAGGGTAAAATTAAATTAGTTGGTAACACTATCAAATCAAAGAGATTACCAGGTTATATCGAGGAGTTTCTTGACAAAGGAATAAAATTATTATTACAGGGTAATGGTAAAGAATTTGTTGAATATTACTATCAATACATAGACATAATTTATAATCAACAAATACCATTAGCTAAAATTGCACAAAAAGCTAAGGTGAAACAAACACTTGATGATTATAAAAAAAGGTGTACACAGAAAACAAAAGCGGGTTCATTAATGTCACGTCAAGCTCATATGGAATTGGCTATTACACACAAGATGAACGTTAATTTGGGTGATTTGATTATGTATGTCAATAACGGTGCAAAGGCATCCCACGGGGATGTACAAAAAGTTGGTAAACTAAAAAGTGGTTGGAGAAAAGAAGATTCAGAATATTACGAAAATCATTTTGGACAACTTCCCCCTGACAACTTAGAATCTATAATCAGATTAAATTGTTACATATTGGAACCAGATGATTTGGAAAATAATCCCAATATGACCGGACCTTACAATGTTCCTCGAGCAATTACAACATTTAATAAACGAATTGAGCCTTTGATGGTGGTTTTTAAAGAAGATGTAAGAAATGCTCTGTTAGTTGACAAACCTGAAGACAGGGGTTTATTTACAGGAACTCAATGTGAGTTAATCAACGGTCTACCACTTGGTAATGGTGACCAAGATGAACTTGATGAGGTTATGAATATGTCAGAAGGTGAAGTTTCTTATTGGAATAAACGAGGTTTATCCCCAAATTATATGTATGATTTGGCGGAAGAAGGTTGGGAGCAGTATATTTACAGTTATGAAGTTGAAACACATAGTTGATTTTAGTGTTAACAATCCCGACGCCAATTTTTGGTTAATCCGTAAAGGTGGTGAAACTACTGTTGGAAGACCCACTCGTGAATTTTCTCCTGAACATATTGGGGTTACTGTTACACGTCCTGATTTGGTTTTACCCGACTATCTTTACTATGTGTTTGAATATCTTGCAAACCAAGGTAAGATTGCTGAGTTATCTCACGGAACAACAGGATTGAAGAATATTAAAATTCGTGAATTAGAGAATATCTCTATTACGAATTCTTAAGACCGTCAGATGATATAATATACCAATTTCCAGTCGCGTAACGAAACTCTACACAAGCTCCCCAACCTAAGTCAATTTCGTCGTAATTTTCATCAATTTTTCCGACATCAGGGATTATCAAAACTTTAGTTAAAGCTTTTATTACTGTGTGGTCTGTGGATAAACTATCAAGTCTAATTTTACAAAAAGGTGTTTCCCTTACAATTATACAGGCTTCACCGTGTGTTTCGTAGAATGACTCTGATACTATAGATAATTCTGAGGTATTGATAACCTTACCCCCAATTATTCTTTGTGATGGTATACTTTTTAAAACTGCCATATTTTTAAATTACGTAGATTTGACGAGGCATTGCTCTGTATTTCATTTGTTTGTTAAGATTTTCTGCGATGATTGCTTCTTTTTCCATTTGTTTTTCAGGACGAAGTCTTTCGAGACGCAATTTCAATTCTTCTTCTAATTTAGATTTTTCATCTTTAGATTCTGTTGCTAACGATGTATAGTCCATAATTAGTTCAGAATCGGGTGTTTTTAGATTACCCGAATACTTTCCTCTAACCCTTGCTAAAGTTTCTTTACAATAGGCGGTGAACCACCTACGAACCCATTGTTGTGCGGGTGTATTTAAGTCTTCCCAAGAAAGTTCCTCAATTGGAACATCGGATGGTAATTTAATAACATCGGGATTATCTCTAAGACAAGATTTTCTACTGTCTCCATCAACATCGTAATACCAATACCAAACAGCATTCCCCTCATAACTTGAATAGGAATTCCAATTAAATCTACCACCAGGGGTATTATAAAGGTGAACTAATCTTTTTCCATCGGGTAACCCTGTAATTCTATATGTAAGGGAACCTCCCAATATTCTATTAAGAATATTGGCTTCTTGATATCTAATTAAATAATCAAAACCACTTAACATAAAGTACGAACCTGTATTGCCAAATTGTGCAAATCCAGCCTGATTGGCACCTAATCCTAAACCACCAAAACCAAAGTCGGTCGTACCCATAATAGCTAAATTTTGAAATGGTTGGTTGGAAAACCATAGAAGTTCGTTAACCTCACGACCAGCAGGGATTTCGTATGTTTGAACACCACCACTTAAGATAAAATAATCTTTTTTCAATGTCCAAGGTCCTACAGTTTGTAAACCTACAATTTTTGAATATGCGTAAGAGTATTGGTCTTCTAAGTTAAATGTTCTTGTTATAAGAGCATTTGCGACAGACTTTTCACTCATATTCAGGTTAACTAAGTTAACCCATTGAGATTCAATTAACCAATCTAAAACATATTGTTCGTAATCTTGAATTGATAATTCCATCAGAGAATCCATCATTTCATCTTCCAATTCTACACTACGTAATGGTGCACCTAATTGGTGTTTGATTCGTGTATAGATTTTACTTCTTTCTGGTTCAGGTATTGCTGACATACCTATAAATAGTTAGTATCAACCTAAATTGTAAATCATCGCGTTTTCGTCAAAAACGTAATTACCCATAACAACATTACCAGTGTTTTCAAAAATCACAACTTTTTTTCGTTGTAAGTTAACAAACACCATCCAATCTATGTTCGGGTATTTTACAGTGTCGCCAGCACCTGTTACGACAACTTTACCCTCTGAAGGTATTAGTTCCATAAAACCTTTAACTTGTGCTTTTTTTGTATTACCACCAATCGTGATTTCCAAATCAATTTTTTTGAATGCGTCTTCTTTAGACCCTAATCGACCAACTTTGTTTACAACAGATTCGGGTAAATTTACCGAAATAATTTTTTTTGCATAATCTTCGCGGTCTTCACCTATTTGATGTTTTTTTGTTAGAACATCAAAAATATTTTTGAAAATTGCACTCTTTGGGTCAAAAATCCTGTCACTATATTTTTCGATATAATTGAGCATTCTTTTTATTTCTTTTTCTTGATTTGCGGGAGTTGTGAAAAAATTGAGTTCTTCTATATCTTGTGATTTCAAAACTCTATTCATATCTTTTACAAAAAAACAAAGAACTGAAAAATTTGTGTCTAGCTTATTAATAATTGACCTCCCTTTTTCATCACTTGGAAATATTTCTAATTCATAAATTCCTGACATTTCATCTTTTGTCGCAGGTTTCCAATTACTTTCGAATGTGTCTTTAAGAATTTTTCTTATACCGTTGGAATATATGTTTTTTATTGCTTTGTTTTGTATTAACATCCTGTAAAATTCTTTTTCCCCTGATGTACAAAAAGATGACTTAGATTCATTAATCAAATGTTTTAGAGATTGTTCCTGAATCAGATTAGATTCGGTTTTCATTTTGTACATATCCTCAACAAATTTCCAGTTTACAACTGTCCAAAAGTTTTTAATATATTCATCTCGTCTATTTTTGTATTTTAAATAATAAGCGTGTTCCCAAACGTCCAAACCTAAAAGAGGAAATCCCCCATCTTCAATTACATTCATCAGCGGATTATCCTGATTCGGTGTCGACATAATTTTGAGTGTCCCCTTTTTGGTCAGAACAACCCAAACCCAACCAGAACCAAATCTTTCGGTTGCTATTTTGGAAAATTCTTTTTTGAATTTATCTATTGAGGTGAAGTCTTTGATAATTCTTGATTTCATCTCAGGACCTATCTCAATCTCTTCAGGAGACAACATATTCCAAAACAGCGCGTGGTTGAATGCTCCTCCGGCATTGTTACGAACAGATTTTGGGAATCTAGAAATGTTTCTAATAATCTTTTCTAAATCGTCGTCACCTTTTCTTTTTTGAATTAATTTGTTGAGTTTGTTGACGTACCCTTTGTAATGTTTGTTATAATGAACATTCATTGTTTCTGGGTCGATAAATCTTTTCAGGGCTGAATACGAGTAAGGTAATTTTTCAATTCCGATTTTTTTCATTTCGGATAATAAACCTTTCACCTCTTCTTTCTTTTTTTCTTGTAGAATCTCTTTCTCTACTTTTTGTATTGATTCTTGTAGATGTTGCATATTAAAGGTATTTCCTTATAAATAACAGGAACATACTCTTTATCTTTGTTTGTTAATTAGTTTCAAAATTTCTTCAACAACATTTGTCTCATCTTGTTGGATATCACCCATCACAGTTCCAATAATTTTTTTCTTGGCATTTAATATATCGTAGATAATACCTTCGATTGTATTTTCAAAAATCGGGTAATATACTAACACATTATTTTTTTGTCCGTAACGGTATGCTCGGTCTTCTGATTGTGAGTGGTCTGATGGTAGGAATGACAAATCGTTCATAATAACAGCTTCAGCTGCGGTTAAAGTAATACCAACACCGGCTGCTTTTATATTTCCTACAAATACTTTGACTTTTTCATCTTCTTGGAATCTATCCACAGAATCTTGTCTTTGTATTTTGGACATTGAACCATCCAATCTAACCGCTGCTTTACCAAAATGTTCACATATTGTTTCTAAAGATTTTGTAAAATTACAAAAAATAATAACTTTTTTTCCCTGTTCTATAATGTTTTCGGCAAGTTCGATTGTGTGAGATGTTTTTTCTTCAGCAAGAACTTGTCTAACTTGTGTTAATTTTGTGAACTGAAGAGAGAGGTTTTTACTTTCATCAGGGTTTTTTTCATACCAATTGAAATAATCTCCCATCAATTCTTCGTAAACTTTTGATTTTAATCTTAAGTAAACTGGTGTAATAATTTTATCTGGTAAATCCAAAACGTCTTCTTTCAATCGCCTTAGTACCGTCGCTGAGGTTCTATCTCTTAATTCTTCTAAATGGGAGGCTCCCATAACATTCCACACTTTCCGAGGTCCTACTTTGAATTGATATCCCGAACAGTACCGAACTACGTATGCCATCCAATTCTTCGCTACAGGTGAATCAACCAAAGATAAAAGGTTAAAATAATTAATTGGTCTTGAGGTCATTGGTGTTCCTGTAAGTAACCACAACCTTTCAACGTTTTTAACTAAATCATTGATTAATTTTGTTCTTTGGGCTTGAACATTTTGAATGTAGTGAGCTTCATCTATGATTACCAAATCAATATTTGAATTGAAAATTTTTGAATTTGTTTTGTCTTTAGGGTCGTGAAAGTTTTTGATGATGTCATAATTCATAATCAATATTTCTGCATCTTCAGAAAAATTTTTACCATCACAAACAAAAGTTTTTTTGTTTGAATACAACCAAAATTCTCTCTCCCAGTTTATTTTCAAAGATGCTGGACAAATAATTAAAATTTTCTTTGCGCCGGCTTCAAGCGCTGCAATAATGGTTGATGTTGTTTTACCCAATCCCATATCATCAGCTAAAATAAATTTTTTATTTTTTAACAGAGACTCTACCGCAATTTTTTGATGTTCTAAAGGAGGTCTATGTATGTATTTAGAATAGTCTATTTTTTCGATTTCAACTTTATTGTCTTTAATAATTGCGACTTTAGGTATCCATATGTCGTGTATTTCCTGATAATCACCAAATTTACCCCATATGTGATATGCCTTGTCAGTTTCAGATAAAAGTTTTTCAATCCAAATTTTTTCAGGAATTGTCATTAAGAATTTTTCATCAGCTAACTTCTGAGCAAAGTAAGAATCCAAAAGAACCCATTTACGAGCAACCTTAGGTACAACATCTTTATTTGTAAAAATGTAATCACACTGGCTCCTTGTTGGAAAAAATTTTGGGTTTTTTTCTAGTTTAGATTTTAGATTCAGGATGTAATTGTTTGCTCCCTGATATTCCTCCAAAATTTTTATAGCTTTGCTTTCTATAGTCATAATCACTGACAATCAGATATACTTTACGTAATAATAATCAGAATATTGGTATTTATCAATATGACCGATAAACTAGTCCCCATTACAAGACTTGGTAAATTTTTTGGTGGTGAAGATTATGCCTTAGATATTTCTATGGGTCAGGAGTGGCTCGAGGGAGATATGAATTTTACTGTTATACTTTACCGTATTGATAGATACAAAACAAGAAATGATGATGTATATGGTGAGGCTTTAGAAGGTGGAATTAATTTCTTGGCCCCTGTTGAAATTAAAGGTTTAGTACAAATTTTAGCCCCAACCGCAGGTTATTTGGGTGGAAGTAGAATAGAACAAAATGAACCAGGTAATATGAAGTTCTCTGTTTATCAATCTTATTTGAATGAACTTGGTGTGGATATTATGATGGGTGATTACATAGGATATTATGAGACGGAAAGTAAAGTTAGATATTATTCTGTTGCAGATGATGGAAGGGTGGTTTCGGATAATAAACACACCTATGGTGGATATAAACCTTTTTACAGGACCATTATTGCTACTCCTGTAAACATAAATGAATTTGATGGTAACTAATGGCATTCCCAAAACAAGTAAAACCAAGTATTGATTTAGTTCCACCAAAAATTCTTTCTGCAAGAAGAGAGGAATTATTGGAATACATCAACAAAGATGGGACTTATTTACCGAAGTCAGTATTGCACGCTGACTTAGACCAAGGTATGCTCGATTTTGTTAAGACAGAATTGGAAACAATAGTTTCGGGACAAAAAGTTCCTGTAGTTGACAAAATAATAACAACTCAGAACTGGTCACAGTTTACAGAAACTTGGAACTTCAAAGACCCTGACTTTAACGTGTTACCACCGTTTGTGACGGTTGTTAGAATACCTGAGGTAAAATATGGAACTAATCCTTCGACACAATATACAATTCCTGTAAGGAAACAATTTTATTATGCAACGGTCCCGACTTGGAATGGAAATATGAAAGGTTATGATGTTTATACTATTCCACAACCTGTACCTGTTGATATAAATTATCAGATAAAAATTATCTGTAATCGTATGAGGGAACTTAATACATTCAATAAAAATGTGTTACAAACTTTTGCTTCAAGACAAGCTTATACTTTTATCAAAGGGCAGTACGTACCAATTATCAATACGAATATCACCGACCAATCGGTTTTGGATTTGGAAAAAAGAAAATTCTACGTTCAAAGTTATGACTTTACTATGTTAGGTTATCTAATAGACGAGGAAGAATTCAAAGTTAAACCAGCCGTTAGTAGGGTTTTACAATTATATGAAGTAGACACCCAATTAGCTTCTAACAAATACAGAAAACCAACACCCCCAAATCCTGACCAATTTCCTTTTAATTTTTTATACACTTCAGGAAACACGTCCTTGAGTGATGTCATTGACTATAGAGTAGATTTGAATTTGGATTCAACACTTAATGTTGACACATTTGATGTTTATATCAATGGGAGTTTTTACGGTTCTGATTTGAATAAAATACAACTCAATACCTCAGATACAATTTTAATTGAAGTAACCAAAGATATTGTTGGTGAAGTCGCACAAGTAGATTTTACTGCAAAGTTAGTTTAATCTTCACCGTAGACATCTTTAATTTCTTTGCATTTTTCAAAAATAAGTTTTTCTAAAAACTTATGAATTTTAAGTCCGTGTTTATTACAGTGTTTTTTTAGTAATAAATGAGACTCTGTTGAAATCTTTATGTTCTTGATATTATTAAGGGGTTTTTCCATAAGGTAGAAAAAAGGCAGAAAAAAAGGCGCCTGTTTACAAATACATATTTAAAAGTCAAGTTTTTTGTATTTTATTCTAATATTTATCAAGAAATAAATAACATCAAGAAAATAATAACGAATGGCAACACAAGTTAATTCAAAGGTTTTTGTATCACCTGGAGTTTATACATCCGAAACAGATTTATCATTTGTAGCACAGAGCGTGGGTGTAACCACTTTGGGTGTTGTAGGTGAGACTTTAAAAGGTCCAGCTTTCGAACCAATTTTTATCACAAATTACGATGAGTTCCAAAGTTTCTTTGGGGGGACTGAACCTGTAAAATTTATAGGTACACAAATCCCAAAGTACGAAGCTGCTTACATCGCTAAATCTTATTTACAACAATCTAACCAACTTTTTGTAACAAGAGTTCTTGGTTTATCGGGTTATGACGCGGGTCCTTCTTGGTCTATCAGAGTTGTTGCCAATGTGGACGGCACCACTGTTGGTTTGAATGTTGGTGTGACTAATTGGTCGGCAACATTCACAGGTTCTTCAGTAGGTACTTCAATTTCGTTTACAAGTGCATTACCTGCTTTGGTAAATAATGATTTGAACATTCAATACACATTGAATGATGGTTCAACATCAACTTATTCTTCAGATTTCTTAACATTTATACAATCAATATCAGGTAACACATCACTTTCTGCTAGTACTGTAAACGTTTATGGTAGTGTATCCTCATCGGGTTACGCAAACTTAGACGGAACTTACACAACATTAAGTAATGTATTCGGTTGTGATAATTTAAATATTGATGATGCTGAGTTGACCGATGGTAATAATGACCCTTGGTATTACGCAACTTTCAACAACTATACAAACAATGATTACTCAGGATATTCTTGGAACTATGCAGTGACTAACTATATTACAGGTGCTTCGGGTACTTTTACAGGTACAGTTTCAGGAAGTGTTTACACACTCAGTGGAACCGCTTTTACTGACTATAATAATTTAGTAGTTGGAACTCTACGTTCGAGAGGTATTTCCATTTACGATTCAAATGACCACGGTATGAACTATCAAGTTACTGGATTGACTGATGTTGTTATGAACTGTTCGGGAGCGTACTCAGGTGTTACTCAATCACCATTCGCTCCATTCCAAATTAGTGGTGTAACTTATCAAGGTTCTGGTTTTACATTTGATTGCTCATTCCAATCTAACGACACTAACTACATTACAAAAGTATTAGGTCTTACAAATTTTGGTAAATCTAGATTTACAACACCTTTGTTTGTTGAGGAATCTTATCCAGGATTGTTAAATTATGGATACAATAAAGGTTACATTCGTGGTTTAAACTGTGATTTAGTAGCGTTACCTGAAGCGAGGGACACATCATCAACAACTTCTATAGCTTGGTATTTGGAAAAGTACCAAACTCCAAAAACTCCTTATGTTGTTTCTGAATTAAGAGGTAATCAAGTTTACAAACTTTTCAGATTTTTTTCAATTTCTGATGGAGATTCTGCTAATACTGAAATTAAAATTTCTATTCAAAATATTTCGTTTGGTAATATGACTTTCGATGTTTTGGTTAGAGATTTCTTTGATACAGATGCAAATCCTGTTGTTTACGAAAAATATACTAATTGTACTATGGACCCATTTTCTAACAGTTTTGTTGGTAAAAAGATTGGTTCTTCAAATGGTGAATTTCCTTTAAATTCAACATTCATTATGATTGAGATGGCTGATGAAGCACCCGTTGACGCACTTCCGTGTGGATTCTACGGATTGGAGTCACGTGTTTATGAAACCGCTACAAACCCTTCCCCTTTTCCAATAATTAAAAACAAATATTTTTTCCCAGGTGAAACTGTTTTTGACCCTCCGTTTGGTACAACTGCTGGTGGTTCAAATATAACAACTTCATCGGGTGATGTTGTAAGAAGAACTTATTTGGGAATGTCAAGTTCATTAGGTATCGACTCTGACTTGTTACAATACAAAGGTAAACAAAATCCGGTTACAAATTGGTATTTAGCTACCGAATCCGCTCCTTGGAATTATTTAACTCAGGGATTTCATATGGATTCAGGGGCAACTGTTGTTACAATCTCTGATGGTTATGTAACAAGTGGTCAGTCTGCATTTATTTGTGGAGTTGCTGATTTTACAGACGACCCTGACACTCAAGATAACCCTTATTATTTCTTATTCTCAAGAAAGTTTACTTTCTGTTTTCAAGGAGGTTTTGACGGATGGGATGCATATAGAGAGTTTAGAACAAATCAGGATAGATTTGCACTTGGTGCTTCAGGTTACTTACAAGGAGCTTACCCATCAGTAAGATACCCTAACGCAACAGGTGACGGTACATTCAAAAGAATTGTGGTAGCAAACAACACCCAAGACTTTGCAAATTCTGACTACTACGCTTACTTGTTAGGTATGTTAACATTTGATAATCCTGAATCAACGAACATCAATTTGTTTGCAACAGCAAGTATTGATTATGTAAACAACTCTAACTTGTGTGAAGCTGCGATTGGTCTTGTTGAACAACAAAGAGCAGATTCAGTTTATATTGTGACAACACCTGACTACAATATGTATACTCCTGACGGAGGTAGTCAGTATGAAATAATCTACCCACAAGAGTCAGTCGATAATTTGGACGGAACAGGAATTGATTCGTCTTACACTGCAACTTTTTACCCTTGGATTTTGGTCAGAGACACAGTAAATAATACTCAAATCTACTTACCACCAACAGGTGAAGTTTGTAGAAACTTGGCACTAACTGACAACATTTCTTTTCCTTGGTTTGCAACTGCGGGTTACACAAGAGGTTTAGTCAACTCTGTTAAAGCAAGATTGAAACTAACTCAAGAAGATAGAGATACTCTTTATCAGGGACGTATCAACCCAATTGCAACATTCTCTGATGTTGGTACGGTTATTTTTGGTAACAAAACTCTTCAGGTTGCTGATTCGGCACTAAACAGATTGAATGTTAGAAGATTGTTGTTACAAGCACGTAAACTAATTTCAGCTGTGGCGGTAAGATTATTGTTTGAACAGAACGATGAAATTGTAAGACAACAGTTTTTGGATTCTGTAAACCCGATTCTCGACTCAATTAGAAGAGACAGGGGTTTATATGACTTCCGTGTGACAGTAAGTTCTTCACCTGAGGATTTGGATAGAAATACATTGACAGGTAAGATTTACTTGAAACCAACTAAAGCACTTGAATTTATTGACATTGAGTTCTTGATTACTCCAACAGGAGCATCTTTTGAGAACATTTAATAAATAAAAATTATAAAGTGGGGATAAAACCCCACTTTTTGCCTTTATATGAAAAAAGAATTTAAAGAGGGTATAACAAAACAAGGTACACCAGATTTAAAGTATTATGCTTTTGATTGGGATGACAATATTGTTCATATGCCAACCAAAATTATTTTGGAAAATGAAAATGGTGAAGAGGTACCGATGACTACAGAAGATTTCGCTCTTTATCGAGAAAAAATTGGAAAAGATAATTTTGACTACAATGGTGACACAATTGTGGGTTATGCAGAAAACCCGTTCCGAAACTTTAGAGTTGATGGAGATGATGATTTTTTGGTCGATGCTATGAGGGCAAAAACAGGTCCTGCGTGGGACGACTTTGTTGAGGCAATTAATAACGGGTCAATTTTTGCTATCATCACGGCAAGGGGTCATCGACCCGACACTTTGAAAGAAGGGGTTTATAATTACATTATCAATAATTTCGAAGGTATCAATAAGAACACTTTAATTAAAAACCTAAAAAAATACCGAGATTTTGTAGGTGAAGAAGAAATGACAGATGACCAACTAATTAGGTCTTATCTAGAACTGAATAGATATAACCCTGTGAGTTTTGGTGACACTATAGGAGCTTCAAACCCTGAAATTGCTAAAGTAAAAGCAATGGAAAACTTTATCTATTATGTAAAAAGTATGGCTTCACTTTTAAAAGGAAAAGCGGTATTAAAGAAAGACATTGCCAACAAGTTTATTCCTGCAGAACCCCAAATAGGTTTTTCTGATGATGACTTAAAAAATCTCGAAGCAATGAAAACACATTTCAAAGACAAAGAAAATGTGCAAACTTATTCTACTGCTGGAGGAATAAAGAAGAAATACTAACTAGTTAAGTAATTAATTAAAATAAACTAGAAATAAATAACTAAACTGGAACTGGTACTAGCAATAGTAATATTTTGAAACTATTAAGTCAAGAGAAATATTTTCAAAAAAGTTATATTTATAAGAAAATAAAAACGTTAAAGAAAAAAATTTTATACAATGGCTGATTTATTAATGAAAATGCCCATACCTTACGAACCTAAACGTCAGAATCGTTTTATTCTAAGGTTTCCTTCCTCTTTAGGAATTAACGAATGGTTTGTAGAAAGCACCTCAAGACCTCACATTATGATTGGCGCTACTGAAATACAATTCCTAAACACATCAACATTTGTTGCGGGTAGATTTAATTGGCAAACGATTAATGTAACGTTCCGAGACCCAATTGGTCCATCTGCATCTCAAGCTCTTATGGAGTGGGTTCGTCTACACGCCGAATCTGTAACAGGTCGTATGGGATATGCTGCAGGATACAAAAAAGACGTGGACCTCGAAATGTTAGACCCAACTGGTGTTGTTGTTGAAAAGTGGATTCTTTACGGAACATTCTTAACAGACGTAAACTTCAACCAATTAAGTTACAGTCAGGATGCTTTAGCAACAATCACAGCAACACTCAGAATGGACCGCTGTGTTCTTGTTTATTAATCTTTATTAATTTTTTTAAGACGTTATATTTAACCGTAGGGCCAATCCCTACGGTTTTTTATTATGGAAAATAAAGTTGAAGATTACGGACAAATGAATTTTACTCTACCACACGATGTGGTAACACTTCCAAGTGGGGGTATGTTTTACAAAAATAAAAAAGACTCAATCAAGGTGGGTTACTTGACAGCATCTGATGAAAACATTTTGTTAGCTGGGGGTCAAGATATGACTCTGAATTTACTGAGAGCAAAAGTATTTGAACCAGGTGTGAGACCTGAAGAATTGCTTGAAGGTGATGTAGAGTCAATCCTTATCTTTTTGAGAAATACAGCTTTTGGACCAGAACTAGAATTAAACCTCAAGGACCCTAAAACCGACAGAGACTTCAAAACAAACGTTAGACTTGACGAGATTAATATAAAAAGAGGACAAACACCTTCTGAAGATGGAACATTTACTGTTACACTTCCTGTATCTCAGACTACAGTTAAACTCAAACCATTAAATTACGGTGAAACAATGGATTTGAGTAGACAAATACAATCATACCCTCAAGGTCGTGTGGCACCGAGAAGAACACTTCGTCTACAGAAAGAAATCCAAAAAATTGGTGAAAATTCTGATAAAGGAGAAATTGCAAAATTTGTTGAGACAATGCCAATTGCTGACTCGAAATTCATAAGTAAATTTATGAATGATAACGAACCTAGACTCGATATGTCTAGGGTTATTATAGCCCCATCAGGAGAAAAACTTACGGTTAACGTAGGGTTTGGGGTCGAGTTTTTTCGCCCTTTCTTCTGAGTATAGAAAAACACAATTAGACGAATTTTACTATCTGTCCAAGTTGGTTGGAGTTAGTTGGTCTGAGTTTCAGACTATGCCAATATATTTTAGAAAATATCTTTTGGATAAGTGGGTGGACGAAAACAAACCACAATAAAAGTGACCAATAATCTATTTATCTAAAAAACTAATATGGCAGAAGAAAACATTGGTGGTTTCTTGGGGGCAATTGAAAAACTCAAATCCGGATTAAAAGACGAAGGTCTTGTCGGAGCCTTTGACAATCTATCTCAGGGAATTCAAAATATTAATAATGGTTTTTTGGAATCGAGAACAAGAGTGTTGGAATTCTCCACAGCACTATCGGATTCAGTTGCTGGTATTACAAGATTGGGTGGAGATTTAACTGCGACTCAAGAAACAATTTCTAATATTGCAGTTGCCTCAAGACGGAATGTTGTAGAAACATCTCAAACCGTTCAAGAGATATATGCAACTGCAAAACTGTTAGGTCAATTTGCGGACGACTTGGTACAAGATTTTGTAGAAGTAGGCAATAGTATCGAAAACATCGGAGAAATAACTGCCGAGTCCATTCAGTACATTCAAAGTATGGGACTGAATGCAAAAAAAATTATGGGTGACGTAACTGATAATATGGGATATATGAACCGATTCAATTTCCAAGATGGTGTTATGGGTCTGACAAAAATGGCAGCACAAGCATCTATGTTACGTTTTGATATGAATCAAACTGCTCAGTTAGCTGAGAAGGCTATGGACCCTGAAGGAGCTATTGAGTTGGCATCGGCATTCCAAAGATTAGGTGTGACTATGGGTACATTGGTCGACCCGTTTGCCTTGATGGATGCATCTATCAATGACCCAGGAAAATTACAAGACAGTGTCATTGATTTAGCCAAGACATACGCACAATTTGACAAAGAAACACAAAGGTTTGAAATTAATCCGTATGGAATAAGAATGTTGAGAGAGGTTGAAAAACAAACTGGTCTGAGTGCTGAAAATTTAAAAAAGACTGCTTTAGCAGCTTTGGAATTAGACACAAGATTATCGGACATCAATTTTAGTATTGATGCTAGTGAAGAAGATAAAATGATGATTGCCAACATAGCAAAGAAAAAAGATGGTGACTATGTTGTTAGAATATTTGATGAACAAAAAGGTGAAATAGATGTAAAACTTTCGGAATTGACCTCCCAACAGTTTAGTAAGTTAATAGAACAACAAGAACAAGAACCTAAGACGATTGAAGAAATTCAAAGAAGTCAATTTAGAGTTTCCGAAAAAATGGCTAATGATACTGCAGCAATTAAAAATTATTTTTTATATGGTGCAGCTGGTCAGACTGGATTTAGGAGAGTTTTTGAGGATTTGGGAACAGCATATGATGATTTTTCAACAAGTATGAACAAAGCGGTACCATCCCAAGGAGATATGAGAACAATGTTCGAGGGAGTTGGAAACAGTGTTAGACAAGTTGTATTAGACGCAATTACTACAAGAGACCCTGCACAAATTGAAAAAGCTCTTAATGAGTTAGCAAAACCGAAAGAAGATATTCCTGCAAAGAGCGCTGAAATTATGAAAAGATTTTTGTCAGAACTTGGGACAAATATGCCAAAAGAAAGTTTATCTGCTGTAGGAGTAGGGTATAAACAATTGACAGATGCCATAAGAAGTTTGACAACAGTTAGTGAAAAAACACAAACAATAAATGGAGATTTTAATTTAGATGGAACAATAAGCGTAAATGTTCAAACTCCTGGTGTTGACCCTAAACAAGTTCAGGCGCTGTTCAGAGATAGAGAATTTCAAAACTTGTTACATCAAATCATAAGAGAAAGAGCTGCTGTTGAAATAAAAGCCCTTAATAGATAAAAAACAATCAAGTTTCTATTTATTTAAAAACACAAAATGGCTAGTCCTTTAGATTTTGCAAGCTCAGAGGTTTTTAGAAAAAAACTTATTGTTAGAAACCTCGTGCCTTATGTAAAATCACCCAC